AGCTACAGCAGTAAATGTAGCAGTACCAGAACCTGATACGGTAGCTGAACCTATGATACGATTAGTTTCATATCTATAGTTAAAATCTGTTGAGCCATCTGTTTGGCTATTACATGTCTTTATTCTATCATAAGGTAAGTCATATACTAAACTATCTGGACCAATATTATGACTTGCTACAGTTGCAGCAAAAGTTGAACCTGCAGCTGTACCTTCTAAGTCATCTAATGTTGCTGCAACTGCCATACCAGTAGGAAACTTAGCTAAGTCAAGTTGAACATCAAATACATGTACTCTATATCTTGAACCTGAAGATGCACCATTACCACTTACACGTTCAATCGAACGAGGTCGACATGTACCAATTTGAGTACCGCTTCCATTCTCAATAGCAATCTTACCAAATGTGGTAGTATCAGGACACCCAGTCATCGCTGTGACTTCAATAAAGTTATCGTGTGTTATCTCTGTTAGTTTATCTGTAACTAATTCTGATGTTCTTGCTTTATCAAAAGCTACATTAGTAGTTCCTAATTTTGTTATTTCATAACCTCTTACATAGGCTTTTGATGGACCTACTGCAAGAGTTAATTTTGTAGCATCAGGACTATCTGCTTGATGTGTTTTAACAAGCGCTGGAAAAGGATTAACATAGTAGTTACCAGATTCATCGAATGTTCTACGAGCTAACTCATCACCTAAAGTATTATAATCAGAAGATCGTGCATTTTTTGTAATAACACCAGACTCTAATCGAGCAATAAGAACAAAGTTACCAGTCGCAGCGTTTACTGCTTGAGAAGATAGTGCTGCTGTAATAGAATAACGATGTGCACCTGGAGCTGACTCATTAGGAGTACCAGTAGCATTATCATTTAATGATGAATCTTCACCTGAACTAACAAGAGCTTCGGTAACTAATAAGCCAATATCAAACGATACGTTCTTAGTATATTTGGCTAATATAATTGTGCTTGCTTTAACTGTTACAAAGTGTTTCTTAATATAATAAACACCATCTTCGATGCCCACAATAGAACCAAATCCTGTAGCACTAGAAGCTTTTACTTCAGCTGACTTACCGCCACTTGCTGTTATTGTTGCATTGTCAGCAAATACTACACCTGAAGTATATTGTACAAATAGAGTAATAGGATCAGAACCTGCAGCGAGTACAGCATGAATAACTTTTGCTTTATTAGTACCATCAGTAAATTCAGTACCAACTAACTCAGCAACCGTGTCACATGCAGAGTTAACAGAATCTAGTTTGATATAGTCAATTTCATTATGTAGATGTACTGCACCAGGAATAACAACTGAACCATCTTTAAATACATTATCACCCGCAGATGATATTTGATTTTGAAGTTGTGTTTGAAGCTGAGTTAATTCTCTTGCTTGTACAGCCTTACCTGGACGAAACAATATTCTTTGATATTGTTCTTTCGGGCTTAGTGTGTTACCCGATGCGACCGATTCAAAGTCGTCATAATATGGTTCTACGTTAAATGAAATTGCCATGTTTCTATCCTATTTAAAATGCGATTATTAATCTTATTGTTTCTACTTGTCCTGCTGATCTTGTTGTGGCTGATCTATTTTCTACAAACATAACATCACCTGAATGATGATTAATGAGAGGTGCAGCTACTGCCGAGATTTGATTACCAGCACCTGATGAACCAGTTGCACGAGTCAAATGTGAAGTAGTAAATGTACCGAACCCAGTAGTTTCGTTTTGTATATAATGTAATACACCACTTGTGTTATTGTATTCTACAACGATACCTTTAGCACCAACAGTACCTGAAGTATGACCTTCAAATGCAAAGTCGGCAACATATGTAGATGCTAATCCACTTGGGATTGTAACACTCTTACATGTATTGTATGCCGCTGCTTCAGCAACTTGTGCAATAGTACCGGTACTTGAACCAGATATTGTTGTAACAAGAGCTTTAAAGATTTCACCAACAACTGGATTACCAGATGTAGATCCTGCAGTAGCAAAGTTAGCATCTGTAGTATTACCCATTGTTAAGATCTTATAGAAGTTACCTACAACCATTGAGTTAGTAGCTGTGATCGTTGCACTCTCATTTGCTTTCTCAATAGGATTCTTAAGAACTGCTATTTGTCTAAAGTCATTACTATCTGGAATTGCACCTGATTCATCACCAGTAAATACAGTATTAATAGTTACATAGTGTGAGCGAAGATCATTAGTAGGATCTTTACCATATCCACCAACTGGACCGATAACTGGTCTAATTGCACCACCTGAACCACCGCCACCAGAGATTGTAACAACTGCGTGTCTGTATCCTGTACCAACGTTAGTCATTGTAATACCAGTGATTGCACCACCTGATACTGTAGCCGTAGCTGTAGCACTTGCACCATCACCTGCAATTGTTATTGTAGGAGCTGATGTGTATCCAGTTCCTGCTGTTGTAATCTTCATATTATAGATTGCACCATCAACAGCGTTTGATTGTACACTCCATTGATTTGTTAGTGCACTATCAGAACCACCTGGAGGTACTTCCTTAATGCATCTTACTGGTATAAATGATGTTGTTAAGAATTTAGTTACATCAGCTGTTGGGACTGTATACATGTATTTCCATATATAACCATCTGATCCACTATGATTAATAACACCCGATGTTTGAACACCGGTATTATCTGGGTTAGTTGTAGAAGCTCCTGCTCCTGCTTTCAAGCACATGTATACATTATTATTTGCTGAAATAACAAAATATACTTTGCTCTCTATGTTTGTATCTTGATCGTCATATTCTACATATGTAGTACCTGAAACCCATAGGTTTCTTGGGGAACAATGAACGATATCTGCAGCATCAACTCTCTTTGCGGCGAATAGATTTTCCCACAAAGTGTGTGACGTGTAGTCATTTTCGTATGGCGTTGTCGGAACTGAATCGTCCGGCCATGCGTTCGGCCGTCCCAGGGCCATGTAGAATTGATTATCACTTAGACTTTCTACGAACTTATTCGTTGAATCCAGTCTGAATTTACTTGTGATTATTGCTGCCATTTTATTTCCTCTTTTATGTTATAACGAGTGCGCTAGCGGCACCCATACCGAATTGTGTACTTATATTGTTATTTATACTATCTTGTAGTGTCCAATGGGCTAAATCTGAGTTTGGACCTAAATATCTAAACTTCATATTATCCCAATGGTTCTGCATACCTATCTTACTTAGCTCTGAACTTCCATTAGCAAAATGAGTATATGTTTTTTCTAATATGTGACTATTAAATTGTACTGGTCCAACTTGGAATGCACCAATGTTGTATGCAATTTCACCAACAGGTAATTGATTACCAATCTGTGCTGCTGTATTTCCTTGATCGAGTAACTGAATTAATATAACAATCTCACCAAAGAACTTAAATCCAGCTGGATGTACTAGTCTTGTAAATGAATTTTTCCAATCAGCAATATTCTTACCAGTCTTTAGAACATATGAGAACTGCTGATAGTAATAAGAATCCTGTAAGAATTTTTTATCTGATAAGAATCCATTCGCTGTAGTAAATAAACCTTTTGCATATGTTCTTACAACATCACCATTTGATAATGCACTTGTAAATGTTAATTTATATTTTGTAGTAGTATCTGAATAGACTTGCTCAGCATAATCTGTGACTGGAGTTTGATATGAGTTATTAACAAATACAACGTGGTCATCTAAAAGTAAAGGCTGATTATCATCATTATTTCCACTTACTACTGTAGGTGTACCAGATATAGTAATAACATTCGCTGGCGTAAATACAGTTCTATCAGCAATAATTGCAGCTGTCTGATCTGTCCAATCACCATCTGATGGATTAAGTATATCTACAAATGGAAAATATGTTTCTACATCATCGTCAAAGATCATTCTAAAGAATGATGTGATTGATTCAGGTGTACCACGTGACTTATAGAATTCTACAAGCCTCTTATAAAACATCCTTGGGTTTGTAGCAAAGTCTCTTGGTATTGCAATACCGATTTCGTTTTGTAGTTCTGTAAGTAATTCATCTTCTACAAAGTCAATATCTCTTTGGATGTCTAAAGCATTAAGATAGAACCCAGATTTATTCTGACGCTCTAAATATAATGCATATGTCTTAAGAAAATTAACTAAATCAGGGAATGAAGATTCTACATGATCGGGTACTAGTTCATCTATATAAGACGATATATTATATTTTCCAAGAGAGGTTGTTGACATTAGTTACTCACCGTTGTATAATCAATACCAGCAGTTGTACCACCAGTAGCCATTGTATCTACTTCACCTGTAATTTTAGCAGTTGATGTATTTATCGTTAATAATTCATTCCTTGTTGGTGACACATCAGATGATGCAGGCTTCACTGTAACATCAATTGTTGTTTGACCAGTAGGTAATGCAGTTGGTTGGAATGAGTTAAGAGTAACTGTTCCAGCCTCTTCATTCACATCACCAACGTTTGCTAATTGTACTATACCAGATGTATTTACAATTTGAATAATTCGTGTATCACTTGAGCTATCATAAAAATCTTTTAGTAGACATTCAACACTATTAAATGTAAATGTGGTTGATGTTACATAAGAACCCGTAGTTCCTGTAGTAGCATCTAAATCAGTTAATGCTTGATTAAACTTAAGTGTATATTTAGTTGCCTCTCCAAGAACTGGTACAATTTTCTTTTGCATTGTTACACGAGTGATGTTAGATATGATAGCAACATTAGTATCATCAATAAGTTTACCAACATTTGAATCTCTATAGACTCCATTAAAGTCCTTAAGTGTATTGTTATTATATGTCACAAGCGTGTTCCTTATAGATGTTGCCAAACCAGCCGCAGTTACTGTAGCTTTATTAGGATTAAATTTAAAGAAAACTTCTAAATCAATATATGTATAATCAGGATCAACAAGCACTGGAGTGATACTTACAACGTTCTTAGGTTTAAGAATATTTGTTTTAATTGTTGTCTTCTGTGCTTCGGTTAGTACTTCAGCTGATAGTGGTTTAATCGATACATAGACCTTACCATAATCTGGTACATCATTATCTTCTCCACCCCATACAGCAACAGCTTCTAAATCAGCGAATTCGTTTTTAATAATTGTTTTATAGTCATCAGGTGTTACAGCTCTATTCTGAGATATATGAGCAAGAGGTGCATTAAACTTAATTGCTTGTATTGTCTCTCTTGCAGCACCGCCCGTAGCTTTAGTAACAAGTGTGATAGTCTCATCAGTATTACCATTTAATGAATCTGTCATAGCAAATGTAGTAGCTCCATTTACATCGGAGCCTGATGTAATTGTAGAATATTCTATAGTGATTGTATTACCGTTACCTGGTCTTTTACCAATAATGTTATCACCAAATTTAATCTCATAGTATCCATCTCTTCCTTCTTCTAAAAAGAATACTTCTGATGTGCCATCTAATGTGACCATGTTTGTATTAATAGCATAAACCTTTGCAGCATTTGTAGAACCTGAGTCTGTAACTGTAACTTTAATTGCAGCAGTGTTTACATTATTAGCAGGAATAATATATGATTCGAATTCATTATTCTGGTATGTGTAATTAATACTTGCTAATGTGCCTTGCTCTATTTTAATATTAGAGAACTTCCAGCCATCAGTTGAATTATAGTTAATAGTTGTAGTATCAGAAGCAAACATTGGATATGTCACACCATCAATAGTTGTAGAGAACTTAGTGCCTCTTAACATACTTAAAGGAAGTGGAGTATTCGTTCCATCATGATTCCAGAAAGGTGTAGCAGTTCCTTTTGCCATGACCATATCAATATAAGCAATGGATGGAGAAATAGATCTTGGTGTATAACCTAATAGTTTAGCATGTGATACAACAGAAGATCTTAATTGAGACGTATCAAGAAATGTTTCATTCAGTGCAAAGTTAGCATTCATTGAATTCACA